ACTACCTGGGACGCGAGACCACGGCCACGGTCGATTTCTTGGGCCGTGCGCTCCAGACGCCCTAGTTAGATGGCAGCGATCGGGACGCCGTACGCCACGGCAGCGCAGTTGGAAACCAGGCTCGGCACGGCCGATGATGGCTCGTATGCTGGGCTGTTGGCTGCGGCGTCCCGGCACGTCAACGCGTTTACCGGCCGTGAGTTCAATCAAGACACGGCAGAGAGCGCGCGTCGATTTCGCGCGCTCGACCGCGAGCGTCTGCCGGTGAACGACTTCTACACGCTCACGGACCTGGCCGTGTCCGTCGATGGTGTGGCCTGGGACCTGGCGAACGTCGACCCACGTCCGTGGGACGGCATCGTGAACGGTGAGCCGGGTTGGCCGTACTCCGACCTGTTCGCGGTCAACAAGTCGTGGCCGCTCACGTCGTTCCGTCGTGCGACCATCGAGGTTACCGCGATCTGGGGGTGGGCTGCTGTACCCCAGGGGATCATCGAGGCGACGCTCGACGTGGCCGAGCTCATGTCGGTAGGCGGTGGCGTAGGTCAGGGCCCTGGCGCCGTTGAGAGCGAATCGCTCGGCGATTACTCGATCAGCTTCGGCCGGTACCCGTCGCTTGCCGGCCTGGACCGTACCGTGCCGAGGGTGTTGGCGAAGGCCGCACCTTACCGACGTAAGCGGTTCGGCGTCGCATGAGCGAGTTTGCCAGAATCCGTGCGCGCGCGGGCCGGGCGTTCGCGCGACAGGGTGCGGCCGTCGAGTTCGCGCGCGAAGACCTCGGCGCGCACGACCCCTTGACGGGCACGTTCACGCCGCTATCGGCCCCGCACGTGACGGGGACCGCTGTTTCTAAGATCGGCGACCCCGAAGTCTACGAAGATCTCGGCCTCAAGCGACGCGACGCGATCACGTTGCTGTTCTGGCCCGACAGTCAGGACGACGTGATACGCGCGGGCGACAGCGTCGAGTGGCGCGATGACGTCTACATCGTCCGCGAGGCCGAGCCGGTCGGGCCTGACGGCGCTCCGGTGATGTGGGAGGTGGTGGCGTCGCGATGAGATTCGTCGACCAAATCCAGCAGTTCACCTTGAAGGTAGAGACGCGCTCGGTCGCGGTGATGGACGAGTGCACGAAGGAAGCGCTCCGCAGCATCCGCGACGGCTCGGAGATCACGGGCGCGCCCGGTCAGCCGATCGAAACCGGCAGGCTCAAGCGGTCTTGGCACGAGGTGCGCGAGTCCGACTTCGAGCGCCAGGTCATTACGAAGATCTGGTATGCGCCCGCTATCGAGGACGGTCAACAGCGGGCCTACACGCTCAAGAGCGGCAAGGCCGTGACGCCCCGCCCGATCGTGTTCAAGTCGTCTTCGGGCGGCGCTCATTCCGTCGCTCTGACCCACGCGAGTTGGGACAAGATCGTCGAAGCGGCACGCGAGCGAGTGGTCGGAGGTGACGCATGATCGACTCACTCGAGGCCGCGCTCGTGCTCCGCGCCCGCCTGCTCAATACCACGGGGCTGCCGACGCTCATCGGGTACGACAACGTCGACGTGGAGCCCGATGTCGGCCAGTCCTACGTCACCGAGCAGTTCGTGCCCGCGACGACGAGCATCATGACGTTCCCCGCGAACGGCGGCCAGGTCGAGGAGACGGGCCTGTACGTCGTGACATGGTACGGCGTGGCCGGCCAGGACGTGAAGGCCATCCGGGAAGGAACCCAAGCAGTGCTCTCCATGTTCGCGCCAGGAACCGCGTTCACGCTGCCGTCCGGCCACCTACGCATTCGCGCCGACTTCGGCCCGCAGGCCGGTCAGATCAGGCGCATCGAAGGTGGGTGGGCGAGTTGCGTCATCAGAATCCCCTGGCTCGCCAGGTCCACCAACACCGTAGCCGCATAGGAGCTATCTCATGGCCGTCGCGAACCTCGCCAATATCCCGCTCCATATTAAGGTCCAGGCCGGGCTCGGCACGCCCGCGACCGGAACCGGCGCGTCGGGCATCGAGGTCCGGCCGTCCCAGGGTCTCGCGATGCAGGTCGCGTCGATCGAGTCGCAGATGATCCAGACGACGCGGATGAGAAAGCGTCCGCGTCAAGGGTCGAGGCTCTCCAACACGGCTTACGAGACCGAGCTGACGGTCGGCAGCCTGGACACCGTCATCGAGGCCGTGCTCGGCGGCACGTGGACTGCTGCTCAGGCTCTCGACGAATCCGATTGGGGCACGCTCACCATCACGGGGTCGGGCGTCACGCTCACGTTCGGGACCGGCTCGATCCTGACCGACGGCGTGCGGGCCGGCATGTGGGCTCGGCTGACCAACATGAGCGAGGCGGCGAATAACTCGGTCTGGTTCCCGATCCTGGAGACGACCGAGACGGTAATGACGATCCCGTCCGGGATCCTCGTCGACAACGCGTCGGACGCGGCGTGGGACATCGAGATCGCGAAGACCGTGTACACTGCGGATCCCTACACGGACCGCTACTTCACGGTCGAGGAGTACCTGACCGACATCGACCGCTCGAAGCTCGGGACCGACATGAAGTTCAACACCCTGAACTTCAGCGCGCAGCCCGACCAGCACGTGACGGTCGGGTTCGGCCTGGTCGGTCGTGACCTGGAGCTCTTGGACACCGGCGACTCCCCGACGTTCACGTCGCCGACCTTCGTAGGCGGGCGGTCGCTCACCTTGCTCGACGGCGGGATCTTCGTCAACGGCGAGCGGCGCGCGAACCTCACCGGCTTCACGTTCGGCCTCACAGCACCCGCCCAGGGCCTGCCGGTCCTCGACTCGGTCACGAGCCCCGACATCTTCCTCGGCCAGTTCGCGCTTGCCGGTCAGTTCACCGGCGCCGTCGAGGACGGCACCGACTTCGACGCGTTCGACGCCGAGACCCAGATGTCGGTGGTGCTCCACTGCGCGGAGCAGGGCGGCACCGCGTCCGACTTCATCTCGTTCTTCCTGCCCGACCTCGCGTTCGGCGGGTGGGGCACCGGCATCGGTGGTGAGGGCGCGCTGATCCAGACGATCCCGCTGTACGGAGGCCTCGACGAGCGCGGCGAGGGGAGTGGATATGCGCCAACGTCCGTGCTCGTCTCTACTTCGGCGGCCTAATGACCCGGTGGCGCGCACGTCGTCGCCGGTCCGGACATCGAGGAGCACCGTCCCTCGCTTCCGCCGTACCAGTGAACCCTTCGGGGCGAGCTGGACGTGCTGCGGCGGGACGAGGGACCTTTACGGGAGCCATAGCACGATGGCCAGCATCAAGGACGTTGAAGCGGGGGTCGCCCAGCAGGAAAACGCGATCCCGATCACCATCCACCAGCTCGACGGCGAGCCCTACCGCGCGCTCGACGGCACGCCCGCGACGATATCGGTCGTCGGCGAGGAATCCAAGCGCGTGCGCGCGTACGAGGAGCAGCGCAGGGAGCGCGTCCGGCGTGGGCTCAGTGCGTTCGGCGCCGAAGCGGAACACGAGGCTCGCGTCGACCGAGCGGTTGCCGCAGTCGTCGATTGGCACGGGTGGGACGACGGGGAGACCGCGATCGAGTGCACGCCCGCGAACGTCCGGGCTCTGCTGGCGGCGCCCGCCGCGGATCACGTACTCCGTCAGGTCGAGCGCGGGATGGGCGCGCACGGCGTTTTTTCCAGGGCCTCCTCCGGCGATTGATCGAATGGGTTGGACACCAGGCCAGGCTCGATCGTCCCGTAGGGGGCGACCCGGAAGCGGGGAGCGTGCGCTCGCACCTCGAAGCCGCGCTATCCCGTGGGACCAAGGCTCAACGCGAGCGAGCGGCGACGGAGCTCTCCGGCAAGACATCGTTTCCGCACGAGCTCGCGTACCTGTACGGGTGGGCTCGGGAGCTACATCGCGCCCGGCCACGGCACCGGGGCATGCCCGCCCCGATCACCTACACGGACATGGACGCGTGGGCTCGGCTGACGGGTCGCGCACCGGAACCGGACGAGGTCGACGCTCTGCTCTGGATCACGTCGGTGATGGCGTTTCCGCCGGACGCGTGACGTGACTGACATTGCTCGGCTCGGCCTGAAGATCGACGGAACGCAGATCGTCCAGGCGACGACGCAACTCGACCAGTTCACCCAGGCCGCTCAGCGCGCCGAGGCGAGCACCGACTCATACCAGCGGGCGTTCAACGATCGGCTGAGCGCGTCGGACATCTTCTACGACGATGCTGTGGAGTTCGAGCGCCAGTTTTCTAAGACGGCCAAGACGGTCGAGGAGGTCGGCACGGCCAGCCGCTTTGCCGGTGCGGGCGTTCACCGCCTCAACAACTCGATGGTGGTGCTTGCCCGTCAGGCGAGCGGCGCCCATCCGGTCGTCGGCCAGCTCGCCGACGTCGTTGGCACGTTCGCGATTGGCACGGCGAAGATGGTGCCGATTCTCGCTGGCATCGCGGCGCTGGGCTTCGGGATGCGGCTGCTAGCGAGAGACGCGCGCGAGGCCAAGGAGGAGCTCGACGCGCAACTCAAGGTGCTGCGTGGTATTGCCTCCGAGCGCGGGATCGAAGCCCGTGGCGGCCAGACGCAGATCGCGTTGGAGGCCGGCCAGGCCGAGGCCAGGCGGCTTGCCGTGCTGGTTGAGCAGGCGCAAGCGGTCGGCAACCAAGCCCTTGTACGCTCGTACGGGGACCGGCTACGCGAACAGAATCGCCTGAATCGCGAAGCGCTGGCCGAGCTGGAAGACGACAACCGCGACTCGCGGGCACGTGAGCGACGAGAGAGCCTACGCCACCGGCAAGAGTCCTCCGCGGCTGCCAGGGAGCATCAGGACAAGCTCAGGCAGGAGGCCGAAGAACACCGTCGGATCATGGTCGAGCTGACGCTCCAGCGGCTACAGGTCGAAGGCGAGGTGATCGCGGCCGCCACGCGGGAGCGTCTGCTGCAAGAGGAAGCCTTTCACGACAAGATCGTCGAGGGCGTCGAGACGACACTGGACACGATCGAACGGCAACGGGACGAGCAACGCCGCGCGCAGCGCGACGCTGAGCGTGAGCTCGAACGAGCCCAGGAGCGCGCGCTCGCCAGTCTCGTCCAGAACCTGCAGAACGTCGGCAGAGCCTACGGCGGCGTGACCGATCAAGTCCTTGCACTCGTCGCCGCTGCGATCTCGCTGGAGCGGGTGCCGATGGAGACGGGCCGCGACCGCGCGATCGGGTTCGGATCGGCGGCCTTGGCGGGTGTCGGCTACGGGGCGTCGACCGGGGATCCCGCGCTCGGTGCGCTCGGTGGCGGTCTATCCGGGTTCGCCATCGCGGGACCTGCTGGTGCGATCGTCGGCGGCGTCGCGGGCATCGTGTCTGGACTCGCCTCGTCGGGCAGGCAGGCGCGCGAAGCGCAGCGCGTATGGGAGCGCGCGTTCGACGACTTCGAGGACATGTTCACCAACTTCACGGAGTTGCAGCGGGCGCAACGTGAGATCGAGGAGGGCTTCCAGGCGCTCAGCGGCGGGATCGCTTTCGACGAGACGGCTGAGCGAATCGCTCGGCTGCAATCAATTGCCGACGCTGCGGGCATGGTCGGTGACACGGGGCTCCAGCAGAGACTCGAGCGCCAGATCGCGCAACTCGAAGAGCTCTCGCGCGTCTACGCGACCAACACCGACAGGGCCGAGGAGCTCGCCAGGGCCGAACAGGAGCGCTTCAAGCAGGAACTAGACGTGCGCTTCCTGCGCGCCCAGGGGCTCGACCAGGAGGCCGACGCGCTCGCGCTCCGAAACCAGCAGCAGCGCGAATACCAGCGCGCCGCCGAACAGGGGTGGGACGCGGCCACGCTCGCGTTCCTGGCGGAAGTACAGGCAGCGGAGGCCGCGCTCTTGGCGGCCGAACGGGCACGTGAGGAGTGGGACCGCGTGCTCGGCGTCTTCAACGCACCGGCCGGGTTCGATATCAGCCGCTACTCGGAGTTCTACGGCCGCGGACCGTCCGAACCGCCCGCGATCATCGACGACTCAGACTTCAATATCGGATCCGTCACGATCAACGTGACCGCGTCGGATCCCGAGGGCGCGGCGGATGCTGTCGAGCGCCGTCTGCGTGGTCGCGATCTCCGTAGGGGTGCGGTCAGGTGAGCGCGTTGACCGTCGAAGGGGTCGCCGTGAGTGCCACGACGCGCACGACGATCGGCGACTCAGCCGTCGGTGTACGCCGTCGCGCCAAGAGCGGCGTGATGCGCTCCCACAAGCTCGGCGACGTGCGGGTCGGTCAGATCCACACCGACTTCATGTCGGGCGACGAAGCGACGATCCTGCGTGCGATCCTCGCGAGCCCCGGCCCGGTGCTGCACGGTGGCACGCTTCTCGGGGCCGACGCCTACTTCCACGTCTCGGGCGTGCAGCAGCAACCGCTCGGTGCCGACCTGTGGGTGCTGTCCTGGCGGATCGAGGAGACGGGATTCACGCCAAGCCCGCTGCTTTTCAGCTTCGACGCCCTCGCGCCGGGCGCCTACACGTTCACGCGGTCGGGACCTGCCCCCTACACCGACTCGGACGGCGTCCCGCAATCGGCGCCGACCGGCGTGGCACGGGTCGGTGCTTTTGCCGATTACACGGACCGCATCGTACTGACTGGCGACTCCACGACGAATATCATTCTCCAATCCGACAACTTCAACGCGACGTGGACTGGCGTCAGTGGTGGTGGTGGGTTCGTCGTCGTTACCACTTCGGGCGTCGTTGGCCCCGACGGCGCCTTCATGCAGAATCTGGAGGACAATAGCGCCGCGGCGGTGGCCTCGGTGGCCCAGGCCCTGACTATCCCGGCCAACTCCGACTCGTATGCATGTTCGCTACGGGTGGACAAGACGGATCACTCCTCGAACGTCGTCCAGTTCGCCATCGTGCTGACCGGCGGGGGTCAGGCAACCAAAATTGTCTTGCTCGATCTGTCAGACGGAAGCCTGACCGCCGGTGCCGGCTCGGCCGAGCCGGACGACTACGATGTCATCGACGAGGGGTCCTGGTGGCGCATATGGTTGACGGTCACGAACAACGGCTCTAGCACGGGCATGACCGTTACCATAGCGCCCTCGTCGGAGTCCGTCGGGCTCGTAGGTAACGCGACGATCGGTGACGTGCAGGTTGAGGTAGGGACATCCCCGACTGACTACGTCCCGACGACGACGGCGCCAGTAACTGTCCTGCACACCGCCGTTTCCGGTCGGGTGCCCGTCGCCGCGCTCTCGCCCGCAAAACAGAATCTGATGACGAACTCAGAGGATTTTGACGCGGCTACCGGAGGTGTGTCGGGCCTTGTTGTTACCGCTGACCAATTTCTAGCGCCGGATGGGGAGACGACCGCGGACAAGGTCGACGACCAATCCGCGGTCACGGTGGAGGGAACCTTCGTCGGCTCGCTCGCGCACGCCGGCAGCACGACATGGGTCCACTCGATCCACGTCCACAAGACGGCGCTGACGGATGCGAGCTATTGGATCCGAATTAGGCTCGGGCTGTCGGGCGGGACCAGCGATACAGGCCTCATCTACTTCCGGCCGTCGGACCAGACGATCATCGAGGACGCTTCGGATCCACCGGCCGGTTCGGGCGTGGTCGACGAGGGAACGTACTGGCGGGTTTACATCGCCATGGCGAACCCAGGCGGCAACACATCATTCAGCGCGGGTTTTCGCCCCGTCCAGGGCGATCACGCTACCGACCCGGAAGCGAATCCAGACGCGACATTGACCGGGTTCGCGGTCCCTTGGGGCTGGCAGATCGAAGAAGGATCGACGCCTGGTGCCTATACGGCGACCGGCGCGGTTGCGATCAATCAAGGTGCCGAGAAGATGACCAAGCCTCCCGGCTTCACGATGGCCGACATCCGTGCAGCGGGCGGCGCGACGTTCTACACGTCTTGGATTGAGCGGGGGACGGCGTACGATGACACGTCGTCTACCCGCTACTGGCAGGTCGGCGACGACGTGCGACTCCTACTGTTCAGCGGCTCGTCCGGTGACGGTACGATCGACGGGAGCCTGTTCGAGGCGGGCGGCATCAATGCGAACAGCGCTCCATCCGCTGTCGTCCCGCTCGACAAGCCCGCCGAGGCCCGGCTTGTCGTCTACCTCGATCCGGCTGACGATCTCTGGAAGGTGCAGCTCGGCGTGTCGGTCGACGGCGCGGCTGAGGTGCTCGGATCCGTCGCCACGTTCGGGGCGACGCTGCCGGACTTCGACGAGGACTTGCTGACGTTCGCGGGGGGCCATGACTCGAACGTCCAGGCGCCGGTCGGGCTCCGGACGATCACGGGCGCCCGTGGCGTCTACACGATGGACCAGATGCGCAAGCTCGCTGCCGCCCGGCTCCACGCCAAAGCGGCCGCGCCAATTGAGCCGCCGTCCCTGAATCTCTGGATCTCCAAAGCGGAGATCGACACCCGCCCAATGAGCGGCGACGACTGGACGGACATGCTCGCGACGGCGGACGCGACGTGGCCCGCCGCCGAGATGGACGACCAGGACTCGACGGCGAATCTGTACGCGCTCTCGGGCGCGCTCGTGTACCTGAGGACCGGCACGACATCCTACAGGACGAAAGTCGAGTCGTACCTGCAGGATCTGATTAATGCAGGATACCCAAAGGCCAACGGCCAAGCGCTCGGCTACGCGCGTAATCTAGGGGCGTACGTCTTGGCTGCTGACATGTGCAACATAAGGTCAAGCAACCCATCGCTGCACACTGATTTCGCGGCCTTCGCCGAAGGCGCGCTCACGGAGTCCTACGTGGGCGGCGGCATGAATAACGTCCGCGACGGAGCGTATGCCAGACCAAACAACATCGGGAACGCCTGCCGTTGGACCTGCATCATCACTTACGCTTACGTGGGCAACACCCCGGAGCTCGATGGCATCGTGGAGGAGGTCGCGTTCTGGCTCGGCGACCGGACACGTGGCGGCGCGGAAGCACTGTGGGGCCCGACCTCCTCGCCGGACCTCTCGTGGCACGAGGACCCGACCGACTCGGCCACGTATCGCGGGATCGTCAGCGCGGGCGTCACGCGCTTCGGGCACGACTGGAGCGGCATCCAGCCCGAGGAGATGCGACGCGACGATCCGTTCTGGAGCGGCACTTTCCCGGCAGATGGCACGTCGACCTCCGCAAACCTAGGTACGAACGCGCCCACAACGTCGATCGTCGGCGAACGGCTGTATTTCACGGACGACGGCGTGAATCGGGTCATCGACACCCACAACGTCGGTACTGGAGACGTGACGTGGGTCACGCCGAAGGGCACTGTCCCGGACTCGGGTGAACAATGGACGGTCTATCCAGGCAACACGACGCTGCGATACGTGGAGGAGGCACTCGACTCTGCGATAGGGACGGTCGAGATCATCCGGCGACTCGGATACGGTAACGCGCACCTGTGGTCGAACTCTGCCGTGCTCCGTGCCGTGACGCGCTTGAAGTACTTTGCGGATAACCACGCCGACAACGACTGGACGTACTTCACCGAAGCCCACGAAGCCTCTCGGCCGCTCATCAATTACCTCTACAGCATTGGTTATCCGGAGGCGCGCGTGCGCACTCAGCTGGGAGGGGGCACCAAGACGTTCGCGTACACGCACTACACCCACTCGGGTAGGTCCGTATGAGGGCCGCGACCGTGGCTGAGCTAGCCGTCCTCGCGAGCACCGACCGGGCCGATCACACACGGGTGAAGATCGAGAACGCCGACGGCGCCATGATCGAGATCACGAACCTGGCCGGCCACGACTGGCTCGACGACGTGACCATCGACGTGCGCACCGAGCCGTTGATCTCCACGGCGACCATCACCCTATTCCGCACGATCGGCCCACTCTCGCTGGTGCCCCTGATCGAGGCGTCTGACCTCAACGTCGACTCTACGGGCTCCTACGCGCCGTTGATCTACCCGAACCGCATGGCGACGGTCGAGACGGCGTCGAAGCTCCAGGGTGAGGCGCCCGAGTCCGGTGACTGGGTGCTCGTATGGGAGGGGCTCGGCAAGCTCGTCGAATGGGGTGGCTCGGACAACAAGGTGACGTTCGAGGCGCTCGACCCGATGACCCGCCTCGCGCGCACGTTCATCCGCACCGTGACCGACTACGGCTCGGACGCGCTCGACGAGTTCATGGAAGACGTGATCCAGGAGCTGCTCGACGACGTGTTCGGCGCGTCGGAGATCGAGCTAGCGTTCACGGCCACAAGCTTCGCGATGCTGGAGAAGCCGATCGGCAACGTGACGGTCTTGGAAGCCCTGCAGGCGATCATCGACTTGAACGCCTGGAATCTTCACTGGCGCTGGAACGAGAGCGCCGGGGCGTTCCGGCTGACGCTATGGGATCCCGACCGCTCGGCCACGGTCGCAGTCCATACGCTCGGCCCGGACGACTACTATGAGATCCCCCGCATCTCGCTTGATGACGAGGGGGTCCGCAACGACGGCGAGGTCGTCTACACGGACACGTCCGGCGACGTGCAGACCGAGACCGACACGCGGGCCGCCTCGATCGCGCTGTACGAGACCCGCTTCATTCGGGTGGACGCGCGCGACTCCTCAGTCAGCACGGATACGAAGGCTGCGACGCTGATCGACAGGATCCTAGATGACACCGAGTCGCCCCTGCTGCCTCAGGAGATCGACGCCGCGTACTTCTGGCCGATCGAACTTGGCGACCTCCTCGCGCTGAGCCCCGGCGAGCACTACGACACCGAGCAGAAGTTCGGCGTGTTCGGCTACCGCCATGTCCTGCGGGCCGACGACTGCCGTACCTACATCATCGGTTCCGGCAAGCCGTCGGGTGGCTTCGAGCGCTGGCACCAGCAAGAGGCCCGCGAGGAACCGGATGTCGCGATCCCTACGGTAGCGATGCGGCTGGGCCAATCCGGTTCGACTGGCATCATGGACCTTACGATCACGGACCCGGACATGAGGATCACCGGCATACAGTTCGCAAAAAAGACCGACGCAGGCAGCTACGGATCACTCGCGACCACATGGGATCGCTTCACGGGCACCATCGGGGCATCCGCCGATCTCACGCGTGGCGAGGACATCGCGCTTACGGTCAAGCATTTGGTGTCGATCCGCTGGGTAGTTACCTACACGGACGCCGTCGGCGTCAGCCGCACCATCGAAGGTGCGCACTCGTTCGACGCGGATCTGGTCGCTGAGGTGACGAACATCGGCGTGGCGTTCGACGCGAACGGCAATGCCGTAGTGAGTGTCTCGGGCGATGAAGATACTTCCGCGATCTACGTCACGGTCGGCGATGGAGTCGACCCATCAGACCCGACGGTGGGCGTGAACGACGGCAACATCGTCGGCCGAGAGGGCGTGATCGCGACCGGCGTCCACATCACGACCGGCAACGACGCGCACGTGAAGGTAGGCGCGGTCGACGGGAGCGATGTCTTCGGTCCGATCGTCAGCGCGAGGCAGGAGCGGCGGATTGGCCTGTTCCACAAGGACACCACCAACCCGAACCACACTGGCGACACGACCGAGACGGTCCTGAAGACGCTTACCGTGCCCGCGAATCGCCTCGGCACGAACGGCCTCCTGCACATGCGGGCGCTGTTCACGATCTCGGGGTCGGCTGGGAACAAGGATATCCGCATCTATTGGGGCGGCAACGTTGTGGCGTTCATCGCGGTTGCCGCAGCCATCACCGTGGTAGATGCGACCATGGAACTGTTCAACGACGGGGCGACGAACGCCCAGGGTATTATCACCAGATACAGCCGGGGGCCGGATGACCTGAACTTCTCGGGCGACAATGAGGCCGTGGACACGACGGTTGACCAGGACATCGAGATCACCGTTGATCTCGGCAACGCCGCCGATACAGTGAGCCTGCCGTTCGTGTGGGCAGAATACCGGGGGACCGACTAGTGCGGACGCTCGACCTCGCACGGCACGTCGCCGTTGGCGTCGTGGAGCCGGTTGCCGAGCTGCAGAATGTGGTGGACCATCTCGTGCCGGACTGTCGTCCACGTCTCGACGCGGGATACGTGAATGATGACGTCGCTTGGAAACTCGATCCTTCCAGAGACCGCCGCGCCATTGATTATGATCATGTCTGCGACCCACCACCGGACCGAGTCGAAATTGCCGTACCGTCCGACGCACGCTTCGACGGATGCGTAGATGGGGCGGTAAGACTCAACGAGCGCAGGGTCAGCCGCGCGCGTGCCGATGATTTCACGGTCAGCGAGATCCGTGACCGAGCACCCGCAGAGCAGGGTCAGTGCCAAAATGCGAGCGTTGATCATGTCAGCTAGCGGTATCCGGCGCAGGCCACGGGTTAGCGACCACGACGTCGACCGTCGTGCCGGTCACGTCCCCGATGCAGACCAGCGTCGAGTCGGTCATCGTCGAGTCAGCGCAGAGCGCGGCGTAGTCGGGATCTTCGGGGCCAACGATGGAGCGACCGTCGACCATGCAGCCGCCGACAGCCAGGGCCGCCAGCAAGGGGAGCCACTTCATTTGGTACCTCCAACGGGTTGGGTGCCACATCTCTACGATACAGCCGCGTCCTTTCTTCACGCGAGGACTTCGTGATGTGTAAGACGACGAAGGCGATTGAGCGGAGCCACGAGGCCCAGAGTCAGCTCGTCGAGATCGTGTTCACCTGCCGCCAGCTCGTCGAGTTCTGGCATCTCCTCTTTCCACGGAAGCCCGATGGGACCCAAGCCCGTGCCTGACGAGGCCCCACGTTCCCACGTGGAGGAGATGATCTCGGAGATCCGCAACGGCTTCCGTGACTTCGACCGGATGCTCCGCGGCAACAACGGTGACGCCGGGGTCCTCGAGAAGATTCGGCGCCACGAGGATCGACTCGACGCGCTCCGGGCCGAGATCGACGAACTGCGTGCGCACCCGCACCAGATCTACCTGTCGGAGGAAGTGCGCGAGAAAACCAAGGCGGCGAGGTGGCGCACGAAGGGTGAAATCGCGACCGTCGTCGGCGTTGTACTGTCGCTCATCCTGAGCGCCCTCAACCTGCTAGGAGTCGTGCCATGAGCTACGAAGGAATGAAGGCTTCGGTCGCCCGTCACAAGAACGCGAAGGTCACGTGCGATACGGTCGCGTTCAAGGACTCGCGTACGGTGCGCGAGATCCACGCGGCGCTCGGTCGCGCGATCCGCCAGGAGGACGAGGGCCTGATCGGGCCGGCGAAGCTGGTCATCCGGTCGGGGAGGAAAGAAGACGGCACACCCGAGTCGTGGGCCGAAGTGCCCGGCGTCGGCGCGTTCAACGCGTCCACCAACTGCCCGCCGCTCCCGCCCGAGGCGTGCGAGTGATGGACGTGCTGTTCCGGACCGACGTGGTGTACGCTGCATCGACGGCGTCCATCGGGATGTCGGTGATTCCCCTGTTGGTGCTGCTGGTGCTCCGGCCCGACGCGAAGGCGGTATTCTGGATCGTCGCCATCGCGTTCGCCTCGTCGGTCGTCGTCGGTGACTTTGTGCAGCGGCTCGACGTGGAAGCTGGACTCTCTGACGGCGCGTGGCTCAACACCTACGTGTGGCCGCCGATCATGTTCGCGCTTCTCGCGCGCGCGCTGCTGCCGACGATTCTGTGGTGGCTCGCGCTCGGGGCTATCGCGTTCGCCGCGTGGCTCGCATTCCAGGGCTCGCTCGATCATCCCGAGTGGACGGTGACCGTCGTCGGATCCGTGATCGTGCTCAGCTTCTACCTGTTCGCCGGACCCGACGACCTTGCCCCGACGCTCATCACGTTCTGCCTGCTCGCCTCGCTCTGCTACGTGCTCTACGCGGTCACGTTCCGGAATTACCCGGTCGCGACGGGCTGGTGGTACGCCTACCAGGGCGCCCGACTCGGTGCGTTCGGCTTGTTTGCTCGTGCCGCGTGGAGGACCGCGTGAGGGAGGGAGGATATGGAAGTCAACAACCTAATGGTGATAGTCGGGCTCGCGGTCCTCGTGATCGGACCGGGTGGCAGCGTCTACGTCGGGCTTCGGGCGGCGCAGAGATCCGAACGGGAGTTGCGTGAAATGGGACTCCAAACCATGGAGAGAAGCAGCGCTCGCATCGAGTTGGTGCTCAGGGATGTGCTCGGTGAGCTCAAGCAGTTGAACCATCGGGTCACCGTTACGGAAGTCAACGTCGCGGGCCTCGAACGCCGAGAGGGTAAATGAGCACCACCACAACGACGGTCGACATCCGCTCCGGGGACGACGAGATCCACCCCCAGGCGATCGTCCGTGAGGAGGAGGCGATTGAGGACGCGCGCGCGAAGCGGCTCCGCGCGTGGGCCGGAGGCATGGGCGTCGCGCTCTGCGCGGTCGCGTTCCTCACGGCGCTCTGGAGGGATAACACGTTCGTGCTCGGCGGCTCGTTTCTCGGCGTGATGGTCGCTGGAAATGTCGTCCCGTACACGGTGATTCGGGACGTGATCGTGCTCAGATTCAAGGGAGGGTAACATGACCGAAGCCGCGATTTTCTCCATCGTGATCGCCCTACTCATCTTCGTGGTGGTGTGCTGGCTGATCTCGATCTTGCCGCTGCCCGCGAATGCGCCGCCGGTCAAGTGGGTGCTCTACGTGTTGGCTGGCGTGGTGTTCATCTTGTATTTGCTGCGTTGGGTCTGATGCCCGGACCCTACTCCTACGGTCGCGCCTCCCAGGCTGCGCTCGTCACGGCCCACCACGATCTACAGATCATCATGGCAGACGTGATCGAGGTCTACGACGTGAAGATCATCCAGGGCGCGCGCACGATCGAGGAGCAGATTCGCAACATCACGAAGGGCGTGTCGAAGACGCTCAACTCGGATCACATCCCACGCAACGACGACGGCGAGTACGACTCGTCGGCCCCGGCGATGGCGCTCGACGTGGTGCCGTACGCGAGTGGCGTGAACCCGTGGCCGCTCGACTCGGACACGCCCGTGGTGAGGCAGAAGAAGGCGCACCGTTTCTACTACATGCAGGGCATCATCTACAGAGTGGCCCACGAGCACGGGATCGCCATCCAGCAGGGCATCGATTGGGACATGGACGGCGACCTGTTCGACCAGAGCTTTGACGACCTCCCCCACGTCGCCTTGGCCGCCAAACTCCCACCTCTATCTGTCACGGGCGATCTGCTGGTGATGGCGAACGAGGCACTGCGCTCGCGTGGCCTGCCCGAGTGGAGGGACGCCGGATGACTGATTGCAGGATTTCTTATTGCCGAAGTGAGGTAGCATGATGAGACGATACCTACTGTGGGCGCTCGCCCTAACCCTGTTGGCATCCCCGCTGGCGGCGCAGGAGGCATCGGACCGCCAACTACGGCAGAGAATCACGTTCGCGATCGCTCGCGCGGAGAACCAGCTCGTCGAGGCGGACGCGAGCCTGTTGCACCTGCGGACGCTCTACGATGCCGTCCACGCGCGGATCGTCGCGGACTCGCTGGCGGGGGTGGTGGATCCGGAGCCGGAACCGGAGCCCGAACCTGAGCCGGAGCCCGAACCTGAGCCAGAGCCCGAGCCCGAACCAGAGCCTGATCCGGACCCGCCTCCCCCGAACAGCCAACTGCACCCGAACGAGCCCACGGGGATGACCGTCCTCTACAACAATGACGGGCGGCACGGGCTCGGCCCGATGTGGGGGGACAACTCGTACTCGGCGCGGTCGTCGATCGTGGACGATCCTCAGAATCCGACAGGCTCCGGCAAGGCGATCCGCGTTACCCATCCGGCGGGCGGCGGCGGCGGTGCCGCGAAGCTCCTAAGCTGGGGCGACCTGGGTACGTCGCTCGGTGGAGGCGGCGCGTCTCGCGACGGCGTGCGCGAGCTCTACGTCTCCCATCGCAGGTTCTTCCCGGCGGGCCAGCCTGCGTGCGACTCGGGGATCAGCAACGGCTTCAAGTTCTTCTACTTCGGGATGCACCGGGACGCGAAGACCGGAGCCGGCGCGAACCAGATTTACATGACCGGCTGCGTCAACGAGGGGCTCGTCAAGCAGCTCGGGGGCGGCGGCACGACCAACGACTATTTCTTCGACCTCCGCTACCCACCCGCGTCGGGTGAGACGTGGCACCTAGAGATGCACCTGACCGCCGAGAGCGCGAACGGCCGGGGTGACGGCCAGGCCCGTGTCTACGTGAACGGCTCGCTCGTGCGGCACCTGACAGGCGTTGCGTGGAGCGACCCGACTCGGCCCGGCGTGCTGTTCGACGGCATGGAGCTGTATCACACGCAGTACGCGCTACCGGCCGGTGCTCACCACTGGCTCGAGCGCGAGTGGTACGTGAGCGGCCGATGAAGCTGGTTCGCCCCGTCTTGACGGCTGTGAAGGTGGTGGCCGCTTCGGCTGCTGCCACGGTCGTACTGCGAGCGTCGGAGAAGGCGAAGGCCCGTGCCGATACGGCCATCGACGAGATCGTGGAACGCTGGAAGGAGAGGAAGCGTGATGCGGATTGAAGTGGACATGCTCGGGCGCCGCAAGCGTCGGAGGGAAGCGCGGGGCCATACGCTACTAGGCTCCGTCCTGGTCTTCCTATCCATCTTCTCTCTCCCTTACGAATACCACATACAGTCGTGGCTTTCGTTCTGGGGTTACGTGGCGCTGGGGCTGCTCGGGGTCAATTATCTAGCCCTCGGGTGGTGGATCCGCAGGGAGGAAGCGTGAGCAATCTTCCTGATCGCCAAGGCGAAAGCCGGACGGTCGAGATCCTCCGGGAGTCGCGGTGGCCGCTCATCGCGGCAAGCTGTGCCGCCCTCAGCTACGGCGCGCTCTCGATCTTCGGTGGCGGGGTCATCGTATCGGCCGCGGGTGGAGGATCGGGTAGAGTGCCGGCGGCGATCAACCCACCCGCGACGCCAGTGGTCGACGCCGTGGTGTTCGCATTTACGGGCGACTCCCTCCGCGTGCTCGGTGGGTCGTATTCTGGGTCCGGTGGTGATGCGCACGACTCGACGGCGATCCAGGTGGACACGGCGGGCGGCGACTTTTCCAGCCCTCAGTATTGGGACGTGGTGCTCGGTTCGGTCGCGACAGACACGGTGACGGGGCTCGACTCGGCTTCGGTCGTGGACATCAGGATGCGGTACAAGGGCGAGGCCGGCGGTTGGAGCGCATGGGGCACGCTCGCGGGTGTCGAGATGGCATTAGGGTCCGGGCTGTACCCGAATGAGCCCGCAGGGATGACGACGGTCTACAACAACCCCGGCATCTACGACGAACTGGAAGGCGACTTCACCGACAACACCGACGGCTGGTTCGACCACGAGGCGTTCGCACCTGCCGCGCAGATCGTCGCCGATGCGGGCAATCCGACAGGCACGGGCACGTCGGTCCGCTTCGATCATCAGAACGGCGACGGCGGTGGTGGTGGGAAGCTCCGCTCGTGGGACCGCCTGAGCACGGCGGCCGGACTCGGCGGATCAGACGCCAGTGGTCCGTTCGACACACTCTACTACGCGCTGCGCCTCTACATCCCGCCCGGCCAGACGAACGGGTGCAGCGCCGACAGCCATCCCGCAAAGGCGAACTACCTGGGCGTGGAAAACTCCGGTTTTAACAGAATCTACTTCGTGCCATGCACGGGTGAGCAGACGATCCAGTTTCCGGGCCCACCAGGCACACAGTTCCGGTACGTCAACTACGGATTTCCGACCTCGGACGACACCGAGTGGCTCCTCGAGGTGGTGCTCACCGCGGAGAGCTCGGCCACGGGCAACGACGGTACGATGGCGACATTCGTCAACGGGACTCCGATCGCCGCCGGGGTCTGGACGGGTCGGACCTTCTCCCCGGACGCAGAAAGCTTCTTCCGGTTCGACGGCATGAACTGGTACCACGACCAGGGGAGCAACTCGACGACGGGCCACCACTGGTACATGCGCGACGTCAAGGTGAGCGGGAAGTAAGATGGCATTCATCTCACGAGAGACGTTCGCGGGCGTGACCGCCTCGTTCGACAACGTCATCAACGAGACGCTGACGGTGCCGGGTACGGCTACAGCGATCACACTCCGTGCCCATCTGCGTACAGCGGCGGGCTCCGCGCCGACGAGAGATTCCAGCATTCTCCCCGCGACAGCGGATTTTGGCGGTGTCTCGGTCGCGATCAACATCGAAACCCGCAATGTGCTTACGGAGTCCCCGTTTACGGCAGCCGGGTTCTACCACTTGGACGCCACGGAAGTCGCCGCCATGAGCAACGGCGGCGTGGCGATCAACATCGGGACCGACGAGACGGAATACGTCCTCACGGCGGACTATTGGGACGACGGGGAGGACGTGGTCGCCACAGGCTTCTCATCTGCCACAAACGGGTCGCAGACCACCAGTCTCTCGGGTACAGCATCGGGCGACATCATCCTCGGGGCCACGTCGGAGCTTGCCAGTCGTGCTGATCCTACCACGAGCGACACGCAAGACTACTTCACGAACTCGGGCGACGTGACCGGCGCGCACGTGAAGGCGCTCGGCACGTCCGAGGTGGCGACGGGTGACCCGACCGTCCACGCGACGGGCACTTCTGCCGACATGGGCTGCATGTGCGCAATCGCTATCCGGCCAACGGGCGGCGGCGGCTCGGCCGTACCCATCATTCGACGCAGACGCATGGCATAGGAGCTAGAGATGTACAATCACGAAGTCGTCAAGGGCAGCGTCGATGTGAGGGTCACCTTCCACGTCATGAGCTCGACCGACGGCACGGACGAAACCGGCTACGCGTTCGACACGGGCGGCGTCGACTTCTGGTACCAGCGGGAGTTTGGCTCCCGTGTGGCGATCACGGAGGCCACGCAAACGGCTGGCGGCGCCCATGCGGATGGCGGGCTCGTCCATGTGTCGGACGGCGTTGGCAGTCTCGACCTCCCGGACGCGGCCTGCGCGGTCGGCACCGACGGGTCGTCGTACGTCCGCTACGGTGGTGTGTTTACGGACATGCTCGTCACCGGCGGCGTCGTCCGGCTCGTCAACGAAACCGCGCTCTCCGGGCTGTTCAGCGGCACGCACTCGACCACGTCGGGCGACCTCGGCACGAACGCGCCCGCGAACTCGATCATCGGGATGACGCTCTACTTCCCGACCGTGCGCCAAGCCCGCATCGTCGAGACGTACAATACCGGGACGGGCGTCGCAGGCTGGACGACTGCGCTCGCCGCCGCGCCCCAGGACGACGAAGCGTGGGAGCTGTTCCCGACGCCTCCGCTAGACGCGGTCACCATCGCTGCAATCCAGTCCGGGCTTGCCGTGCCTGGCTCCGAGATGGACCTGGTCGACGTGCCGAACGGTACGGCGGTTGCCGCGATCGGTGACGAGCTCACGGCCGAGCTCGCGGCGTTCTTCGGAGTCATCACCGGCGCGGTTGCGACCGACGGCGGCAACTCCGAGACCACGTTCCTTACCGACTACGACGCGGGCGCCACGACGCTCAAGGGGTTCCTACGGCTGACGTCGGGGACTCTGGCGGGCGAAGGGTGCCTGGTCTCGCTCGTTGGCACGCCCGCCGCGCAGGTTACGGTGCTGTCGGAGACGTCGATGCCGACCGCGCTCAAACAGTTTTCCGCCACGCCCGCCGACGCCGTGACGTGGGCATTCACACCGTTCTAAACACCTCGGGAGCATGACATGGCAGACAGCGCAGAAGTTTACGACACCGCCCTCGATTACCCGGATGCGACCGAGTGGCTCTCCGATGCAGCCGCCGATATCCGGGTGCTGTTGCTCAAGTCGACGGGCCCGCCCACGTTCGTCGCGACGCACGCGACGGTCTCCGCGGTGCTCGGGCACGCGAACAACACCGAGTGCGATGACGGCTCGTACGCCCGAGTGACCATCGCCGACACGGAGCGCAACGTGAACGACGGTACGCGCACGAGCGAGCTTCGTTTTGATGCCGCCATCGACTTCGGCGTGCTCGACAACGAGACGGTCGGCGCGGCGCTCATCTTCGCGTTCGTTACGGCCGACTCGGACTCGATCCCGATCTCGCTCGTGATCTACGATCCCGCGAAGGTGACGAACGGCGCCGGGTTCACCATCGGCGCGACGAACGCGGTGGCGCTCAGCCGTACAGGCGTGACCAACCCGTAAGATGGGTTGCGGCAGCGTCGACCACTGCTGCTGGCTAGGCGACCGGGGCGTGTGCGTGCACCTGGAGGAGCGCACCGTCCCCGGTCGGCGGTGGGCGTGCGGGCTCCGGCGCACGCTCGGGTCGTGGACTGCTGTTCACGCGAGCCCTGAATACGTGCGTGACGTGAGGCCGTTCTGGGACGGCTACCGGCCCGCCCTCGACTGCGGCACCTGGCCGCCTCCGGGCGAGACGTGCGCGACGTGCGGAGGCACCGGTGGCTGATCTCGGCGTCCTGGAGCTGGGCACATTCACCCAGATAACCCAGACGTCGATCCAGGGCACCGACCCGGTGCTCGAGGCCATCGCGAGCACCGACGATGCCGATTACGTCTACTCGAACATTAGTTCGGGCGGCACGGTCACGGACACCGCACAATTCACGCTGGCGGATGTGCCCGCCGATCTGGGTAACGTCGACACCCTTTTCGTCAGGCTCCGGTACGGCTGGGGCGCGGGGGCGCAGGTCAACACCTGGAACTCGCTCACGGCGCGCGTCTTCAAGGCCGACGGCACGACCCCGCTAACCGACGCGGCCACGCTCGCGAGCAACATCGTCAACACGACGCCCGCCAACTCCTCCCTCGTCCAGTTCACCGGCGTCGATACGGCGGCGACCAAGGCCGAATGGGACGCCGCGGTAGTCCGCATCATCTTCACGATCAGCAAGGTCAAGGGCGGCGACACACTGCAGAAGCGCTGCTATGCCGCCGAGATCACGGGCACGTACACGGAGGAAGTCGCAGCACCCGTCACGGGCGACATCACGGCCGGGACGGTGACGGTGCTCGCTGGCCTACTCGCGGCGACGCTCACGGCTTCTGCTGCCCTAGTCCTTCCGGGCACCGTCACCGCGCAGGCGGGGGCGCTCTCGGGTACGTTGGCGACGACGGAGGCGGCTCTACTCCCCGGCACCGTCGGTGTGCAGGCGGGTGTGCTCGACGCGGACGTAGCGCCAGGCGCTGCGGGAGACATGGGCACGCGCCCGAGCCCGTACCCGTCGTACTGGTGGTGGTTCGCGGCCGAGGGTGCGCTCGCGGCCGACCTGACAGCGGCGACCGTCGAGGCTCGAGGTGGCGTCCTCGACGCGGCCAGTGGCATCACGGCCGCAGACCTCCTGGCGGGCACGATCGAAGTCCAGGCCGGTACGCTGGACGCGGCCGGTGGAGTCTCGGCCGTGCCGTTGGTCGCTGGGACGGTGGACGTCACCGGCGCCGTGCTCGACGCGACCCAACCCGCCGGCACCGCCGATATCCTTCCGGGCACGATCGACGTACGAGCCGTAGTCCTCGCTGCCGTCACCGTCGCAGACACCGTCGGCTCCAACCCGAACCCGTACGTTCTGCATTGGTGGTGGCACGCGGCCACGGCTGGAGTGGCCGGGGATCTACTTCCGGGCACGGTCGAGGTCGAGGGCGGGATCCTCGACGGCACCGCCGACCAGCTCGACGTCGAAATCGTCATAGCCACGGTAGAGGTCCAGGCCGGGATTCTTGCCGGAGGGGTCAGCGGTGCGACGGGTGACGTCCTGGCCGGCACGGTGGAGGTGCGTGGCGGCACCCTCGACGCTACCACGGAAGCTCTCAACGCCGATCTCTTGGCAGGTACCGTCGAGGTGGCCGCCGGCTTCCTGGATGCGGCGGGCGTCAACGTCCAGGGCGCCCTCCTGGCCGGGACCGTCGAAGTGTCCGGCGACGTGCTCGACGTCACGGCCGGAGCCACGTCGGGCGACATCACGGCGGGGACGGTCGAGGTGCGCGGTGGTGTGCTCGAGGGCACGCTCGCGGGCACGGCCGGGGATGTGCTGGCTGGCACCGTCGAGGTCCGTGCCGGCGTGCTCGACGCGACAGGGACCGCGCTCGCCGCTGACATCGTAGCCGGTACCGTCGATGTGCTGGCTGGTGTCCTCGAGGCGGCTGAAGCCGGCGCCGGTGATCTACTCGCGGGCACCGTCGAAGTCCGCGGCCACGTGCTCGACGTCACGGCTACAGCACTCAACGCCAGCCTGATCGCCGCCACCGTCGAGACGCGGGCGCTCACGCTCGCGGCTACCCAGGATCCGGCGTCTGCCGACCTTCTGCCGGGCACCGTCGAGGTCATGGGCGGCATACTCGGTAGTGACATCCTGGTGTACCAGACCGCCAACGCCTACGCTCGCGTCTGGGCCGCCAACGCTACCGCCCGCTCCTGGGCAACCGACGCACACGTTCGTCCCTGGGCCACCAAGACCGCACCACGCCCGTAGGAGGGCCACCAATGGCAAGCCGATCCAACATCATCATGTTCACCAAGCGCGGTCCCGGCACCGGCGAGGGCTGGCGCATGGACCTCATCGACATCCTGCTGGATCCCGACACGGGCGTACAGGCCGCAGAGATCGCGAGCGTGAGCTCCACCTACCTGGAACAGAAGATCGGATCTGTCTGGTCCGACGTGACCGATGACGTCACCATCGGCGGTGTCACGGTCACGAACGGCGCGGGTACGAACTCAGCCGTCAAGGGGGTGTTGGCGGTGGACAAGGACGATGCCCCACCCGGCGGCGGCGTCTATCGACTATGGGCCGAGGTCGTCTTGGACAACGGGCAGGGCGAAGCCGGTTACGTGGACGTGCAGATCACGGCCTCGGCTGCGTTGGCCGCCTCGTAGGGCGTCAGGACCACTGCACGTTGCCGCCCGTTCTGACCAGGGCCGCGACGAAAAGCAAGAACAGCGCCATGACCACCGCAGCGATCGTCAGATCGGCGAGCACGAGCTTAGGGTGGCGGCCGAGCTTCTTGCGGTTGCTCACGGCTTCCTCGCGATCGTCACGACACTCGGAGTGACGGGGGGCCCGAGGTTGCACGCGACCCGACCCGCGAGCGTGGCGAGGCGTGAGCCCTGCCCGACCGGCGAGGGCAGCGTGCGGATCCCGGTGAACTCGACCTCGGTCAGCCGCTCCTCGAGGTAGGCCCGCGTGAAGACGCAGAGGTGTTCGGGGTTGAAGCCGTGCAGCCGAGTCGAGAACGGGTCCTGCTTCGTGCCCGCGCGGCGGATCGTGCCCGTCCGGTTGGGGCCGCGGATGACGAGCGAGCCGCCGGGCCTGACGATGCGCGCGAGCGTCTCCCACACCGGCCCGATGTCCGGCTCGTAGTAGAGCACGTCGGAGCAGATCACGGCGTCGTACTGCGGTAGCCAATCGCTGAGGCCCGCGACCGATACTTGCATCGCGTGGAGGCCGAGGGCTTTGGCCTCAGCGCATGCCCGTTCGGACACGTCGGTTACGGTCAGGTCGACGTCGGGCCGGATCTGCCAGATCGCGAGCGCCAGATGCCCCGTTGCCCCACCAACGTCGAGCACGGACCCACCGTAGGGCGTGCGCTGGCTCACGAGCCGCGAGAGGTGCTCGAAGACGGGCCGCCGTGCCCTGAAGTACTCGTCGTCCTTGTACGCCCTCTCGAAATGGGCGCGCACGGTCTCGGCGTTCAGCCGCAGGTCCGAATACCAGAGCCCGCACCCGCACTCCGTGAGCCGCGCGAGGTGCGAGTAGTGGACGTACTGGCCGACCACACGCTCGGGCTCACGTCCGCAGCCGGGGCACGTCGTCAGGTGCTCGCCCTCGACCTCACGCAAGCCAAGCTCGGCGACCCGGTCGAGCCAGCGCGGATCACGAAAGCCCTGGCGCGACAGAAACGCCGTCTTTCGGACCACGGTCATCGGCATGTGCATGGGGTGTCTCCTGGAGGGTGCAGCCTATCCGTCACTTCTCGTTCAGGTCGAAGAAGGCGTTACGCACGGCGTTGGCAATCCGGCTGACCGTGTCCTCACGGTCGCGGACCACCACCTGAGCAATCGCCTCCCGGACCATCCCCTCGACCCGCTTCATGAGATCCTCATCCTCAGCGATGACGCGGGAGGCGATCTCCTCGGCATGCTTTGTCATCGCTCGGGTAAATGCTTCGTGCAGCGGACTCTGACGATTGAATCCGTAGCCGCGGTCCTTCTTCGTCATGAGGTCCTTAAGCGCAGCGGTGATGAGGGACGCGCGTTCTGCCTCCCCCATCGCCGCCAAGATCGCCGAGGCGGCGAGATCCTGGATCTTGTCGTCCGAAATGCTCAAGTGGGTCACGCGTCGTTCCTCGGGGTTGAAGGGTGCAGCCTATCCGGTGTATAGCACGGTCGGGCGAGTGCGGTCAAGGGGCGGGGACGTCCTTCGCCCGTTCCGCCACCCAGCGCATCGCGTACTCCGTTTCTAGTGAGATCATTAGCTCCTCACGCTCGCGCCTGGCGATCGTGTTCGGGGCGACGCCGAGCTTCTCGGCCGCTTCGGCCTGAGTGCCTATCGTCTCACGCAGGGCTCGGTACTCGGCTCCGGTCATCGCCCAGAAGACCGTGCAACCGCAGGGCTCGTCCCACGTGTCACCGTGCTCCCAGGTCATGACGAGGGCCGTGCACCCGTCTGGTTCGTGCTCTTTGCGGGGATGGTTGCACCCGCGGCAGATGTCGTCGTCCATGGTCATCTCACGCAGGGTCCGGTATTCGGTGCCGGTCATACGCGAAGCCAAGCTCCTCGACGGCGATGCAGTAGGCGTGGTCGGCCGCAACGACGAACTCGGGGGTATCCTCCAGCCAGACCCCATGCTTGAACAGCGTGTCGCCCACGTTGAGCCAGCATCTATCGATCGTGATGTCGCCACCCTCGTCGCGGGAGGCGAGCGGGTTGCCAGTCTCGCGTACACGGTCCACCAGGTAGAGCAGCTTGGTCTCGGCCCAGAGGAACGTGTCGTGCCAGTCGTAGGCTTGGGCTATCTCGCGGGGCGTCGGGTGGGTCATTGTCTCGTTCTCTCCGGTGGTGGCGTATCCGCCTATACGTACGGTATACAAGGACCGAGGGATACGTCAAGCATCATCGGAGAAGGCCCGCTTGCCCCCACCCCCTCTACGCACGTAGATTCCGGTCGCTTCACCGGGTGCGAAGCGAGGGTGCCACAACGGGAAGGTCTCGGCGAGAGCCGGGGCCTTTCTGGCGTCTGGGGGTCATGCTCCAGTCTGGCGGTCCGCACCCCTCGGGTGACATCGTAGGAGAGACATCGGGGGATGTGATACCTGAGGCCTAGGAGCCCCCATGTCCGCCGACCCGACGATCCGCGCCCGCTACGTGCTCGACCGATGTACGCCACCTGAGATCCGGGAGGAGCTCGAGCGGAGGTTGGGGGCGAGGGAGGGCGATACGGTCGTGATGTTCGAGGATGGGTCGGTGGGCTTGGGGCGGAACGTGGACGGCGCGGACGCGGTCGTGCTCAATCGCCTCATCCGGTCTTTGTTGGATCAGGCTTCCCCTTCGCCGCCGCGACCGCTGCGGCCTCGGCGCGACCGACATCTGCGGGTGGAGAGGTAGCAAGGGCGTGGTCCAACGCTTCCCGCACCGCTCTCGCCACGTGGTCCCGGCCCTTCTCGTACGCGCGTAGGTCGAAGTCCTGCTCCTCCCCCAGGAGCCAATTCACGGGCGCACGGAGCGCGCGTGCGAGCTTCTGGACCGTCTCGATGTCAGGCTGCTTGGTGGTGCCGGTGACGATGCCGTGAGCGGTCGCGTACCCAACCCCGCTCCGGTCCCGTAGCTCGTAGCTGTTCGGACTCCCGTCTGACTTCACCCATCCAAGCTCGACCATCCGTTCCCGGACACGGTCGGTAATCGTCGGCATATCACTCCCTAGCGCCATCGGATGCGCGATAGTAGGTTATCGGCGTGCTGCTACGGTGTGTGTATCGTATCTCCGATTAAGGTGGGAGTAATGGACCTGACCCGCAAGAAATATCGCCTCCCCATAGCACGCCGAATGGCTGCTCTGCGGGCCGAGCACGGCCGGACACAGGTCGAGTGCGCGACCGCCCTGGGGCTAGCTCAACCGACGTACGCGGAGATGGAATCGGGCGTCGGTCGCATCCGCCGCCGGGACCTCGTGACGCTGGCCCACCTGTATGGGATCCCGCCCGAGGACGCGTTTCCGGCCTTCTTCGGCGCATCGGCTGGGGTGGGGGCGTGATCGGCCTATCGTTGTATAGCGCCATATCGGTTGCCTGATATTTTGGGCTTGCGTCATATCGGATAGCCGATGTATCTTGCTCCATGACAATCGACCAAGGAGCACCATCAATGGCTGACACGATCCAGGATCCCAGGATGTCGGGCGAGGTTCGCGACGATATGACCGAGTACCTGGAATGCGCCCTCTCCGCGTGGCGTCGCTTCGAGTTGTCCGGCGACATACAGAGCTTCGAGGCGGCCCGCATGGACGCACTCGCGGCCGCCAGTCTCCTTCAGGGCATGGCCGAGGCGATGGCCGAAGGTCCGGAGGTGCGGTCATGACCACCCCCGAGCCCCGTCCCGCACGACGCCCGCTCGTCCTCGGCCACATACGCCCCGGCGAGCCTCCGGTCCTCTACCTCCCGCCACCCGAGAGCGAGGAATACGCGTCGGCCAAGAGCCGCCAGCACACGACGCTCGCGATGCTCGACTACCTGAACGAGCTCGCGGTGATCGCGCTGTGTGGGGTGGCGACATGGTGAGGCACACGCCGGGGCCCTGGACGGCGACGAAGGTCCCGACCCAAGTCGGACACGCCTGGAAGTTCGATCCGGTCGGCGGCTGCCTCTACGTGGACGACAGAGGCGTCGAGCGTCGCGACCCCGAGACCGCGGAAGCCAACGCCCGCCTGATAGCCGCCGCTCCCGCTCTGTACGAGGCGCTCGAGGACGTGCCGCTCCCGAATACGAACGGCACCGCCGCGGAGTTCTACGGCCGCTTCTACGACTGGTACGAGGGAGCCCGCCGCGCCGCTCTGTCCGCTGCCAGGCCCGCACCCACGGAGGGTGAGAAATGAGCGAGTGGCGCATCTACGACAAGAGCGTGGGCATGGTCGCGATGCACGCGCCTACAGAGGACGGCATCCGTTACGCGTGGGACATGCTCCCCGACAACATCCGCGACGACATGGTCCTGCTCAAGCCGGGAGAGGCCGAGCCCACCCCCACGACAGCCCCGGAGGCCGAATGAGCGCCATCCGCTGGTGGACAGACTCCGAGCGCTACTACGAGTCCGACGGCTCCGAGTGTGAGGTCGTCCGAGTGTTCGGGGAGTGGGTCGCGATCAACTGCGACCACGAGATCATCGCTACCGACCTGTACCCGGCGGGCTGCAGCATCTGCCAGCACACGATCGCGCCCGACGCTCCGTGGCCCCTTTGCTCGTCCTGCGAGGGCAAGGCGAAGGCAAATGCTCGGCTGGAGCAAGAGCGGCTGACCCAGGAGGAGGGCGTCCGATGAGCCTGAACCTGGAGCTGCTACGGAAGGTGCGCGACGCGATCGCGGATGAGGACAACCCGGTGGGATTCGACATGGCGGCGTGGGAGCCGGGTCTGTCCGATTGCGGTACGGCTTGCTGCATCGCCGGGCACGTGGTCTTGCAGGGCGGGAAGCCAACAACGCCGACCGGTCCCGCCACGGCTAGCTGGCTACTCGACATCGGTGTGGGAGACGGGCATCACCTGTTCTACGGATTCTGGCACAGCAGCTATCGCGACGATTGGGACGGCGCCGACCTCGACAGCATCACCCGCGCCGAAGCCGTCGCCTATCTGGATCGCTGCCTGGAAGCCGGAGAGATCGTCCGATGAGCGCCACCACCGAGCGCAAGACCATCACCCGTATCGACATCGAGCACGCGATCGACGCGAGAGAGGAAGCCAGGGTGAAGATCGTCCATGCATGCCACAGGGCGGCGAGGAATCCGGGGGACTGGATCTTCGAGGGCACCATGCCCAGCACTGACACCTACGTGGCCGCGTGTCTCGAGCTACAGAATCTGCTCGACCGCTGGGAGGACCAGCTACGTGGGTGGGAGGAGGGCGCGTGAGCACACCAACGACGGAGGCCGTCATGGCCGACGAACAGATAGAGGTCGGGACCGCGGTCGCCGAGCGCCCAAGGGTGGAGCGACCCGACGTGCGGACGGGCGTGGACGTGAACGCGCTCATGATGGCCGCGCTGCAAGAGGGCGAGGGCGCGGTCGCGTCGCTCGAGAAGCTGGTGGACATGGAGGAGCGGCTCGCCAAGCGCGAGGCCGAGCGGATGTTCGGTCAGCAGTTCGCGCGTTTCCGGTCCGCGCTGCCCCCGATCCCACGCACCAAGCCCGGAGCGGAGCGCTCCGGTACGCGGATCATGTACGCGGACCTGGAGACGATCCAGGCGATCGTCGATCCGCTGCTGGCAGAGCACGGGTTCGTGTACCGCTTCTCGACCGAGCCGTCAAAGGACGGGGCATGGCTCATCGTCGAGTGCATCCTGCACCACGAGGCGGGCCACTCGGAGCGCTCGTCGATGCCGGTTCCCATGACCACGATCCCGAAGGCGTCGAAGGCGCAGGAGGCGACCGGCACGCGCACCTACGGCAAGCGCATCGCGTTGTCCGACGTGCTCGGGATCTCGACCACGGACGACGCCGACGGTGCAGGCCCGGCGTCCTCCGACAAGATCGACGCGCAGACGGTCGAGGAACTGAAGGCGCTCGCCGATGACGTGGGGCTGCCCGCGGAGCGGGTCGCGAAGCTGCTGGCGATCTTCGACGCGAAGACGTGGGCAGACCTCACCGAGGGCAACGTCGGGGCCGCGCGCAACATGATTCAGGCGGCCCGCAAGTGATCGTCCACGACTGCGCGCAGGGATCGTCCCGATGGATCGAATTGCACATCGGCCGCCCCACCGTGTCGAACCTGCCCCGCATCCTGACGTCGGCACGGCTCGAGTACTCCAAGGCCGCGCGCGCCTACGCGTCCGAGCTGATCGCCGAGCGCATCCTCGGCCGTCCGCTCGATTGGGGCCAGGAATACGACACGATCTGGACCGACCGGGGCACGGACATGGAGGCAGAGGCCCGGCGCTGGTACGCGTTCTTTCGGGACGTGGAGGTCACCGAGGTCGGCTTCATCGAGACGGACGCCGGCCACTTCGGCGGCTCACCGGACGGGCTCGTGGGCGACGACGGGCTGGTCGAGATCAAGTGTCGCTCCGCGAAGCACCACGCGCGCTGCATCACCGGCGTGGAGGAGATCGCGGAGCGGCTCCAGACGCAAGGCTATCTGTGGCTGACTGGTCGGGCGTGGATCGACGTGGTCGCCTACAACCCCGACCTCCCGAAGATGATCGTTCGCCAGTATCCGGAGGAGGAAGTCCAGGAGATGATCGGCCGCCAACTCGATCGGTTCTGCGCCGAGATGGAGACCGCCGAGAGGAAGCTGCGCGACCTCGGTGACGTGATCACGGAGGACGAAGATTTGAAGTGGACCCTCATCGAATCCGTCCGGCAAGGGGCGGTGGCATGAGGAAGACGCCCCTGGCACGCGGCACGACGCCGCTCCGCGCGTCCGAGCTTGCCCGCCGTACCCCGCTGAAGCGAGGCCGTTGGCGCAGAGCGTCATCCGAGTTGTGGGAGGCCCTCGAAGCCGCCGGCATCGAGCACGACAAGGGGATCCACGAGCGCTACCGGCATGACGAGGAGCGTGAGGCCGAGGAGTGGCACCGGGTCTACGGCTCGCTCGAGAGGGTGCTCTACACGAAGTACGGCGGGCAGTGCACGACCCCCGGTTGCGGCGCGCGGGAGTGCGACAACTCCCACTACGGCACTGAGGGCACGGGCAGGAAGGCGCACTTCACGCGCATTTTCCGGCAGTGCCGTGCCTGCCACATACGGGTCGGTGATATCGGCTGGCCTGCGTTTCTCGCCGAGCACCCCGGCCTCGACCCGGAACGGGAATGCGAGCTCCTCGAGATCCACTGGCAGGAGCACGGCGCCGAGTGGATCGCCTGGTACTACGGAGACGACGCGGTCGACGGCCCGCCCTCGACCGTTTGGAATCACGATCCTCGCTACCGGGGCTACTACCCATGACCGACAGGGTCAACACACTCACGGTGGTACTGGAGCGACCGATTCGCACCGACGACGTGCAGTCGATCGTGGATGCGATCCTGCAAATCCGAGGTGTGCTATCCGTGACGACCGGTGAAGTGGACAGCGCCTTGTTTGGTGCTCGCACCCAGGAACGTATCCGGCTCCGTCGCGAGATCCTCAAGGTCTTCGACGGTGACCTGGAGGTGCCCCATGACTGAGCCACGCAACCCCCTGGAGGTCGTCGAGGAAGCGCTGGCGGCGGCCCTGGCCTACATCGACGAGTCACCGTGTGACCCTGACATCACGAGAGAGCAGTGGACGGCGTGGCAGCGACTCGAGGAGTCAAGCGCCCGCGCCGCCCTCGCGCTCGTCCGCAAGATGAGGGCGGATGCTGAGGGTGAGCGATTCGAGGTCTGGATCAGCGGCGACCACTTGGACGATCTGCGCGACCCCACGGACGGCTCGGCGGTCATCATGCTCAGGGACGACGGTGACGAAGACGACGACTTCTACGCGCCCGCCACCCTGATCTTGCACGGGGGCGAACAGCCATGATCCCGCTCCCCGACCCCCGTGAAGCTCTCGCTACCCTGCTGGTGATCGCCGCCAGCCTCGTCACGCTCTGGTCTGCCGTTGAGTACGGACGCGCGGACACGGCGGCCCTCGCGCTCGACGCGTTCGCCAGGGAGGAGCACCGGACCGAGTTGATGGTCGTCCTTCTCGACCGCTCGACGACCGCGCTCTCGGTGGTGCTCCGTGAGGATGCCGAGCTGCATGACAGCATCCGCACGGTGGTTCCCGACTGGCAGTCTATCGTGGCGCTGTCGCGGGTGAGCCTGCCGTGATGTTGTACGTGGCGGGGCCGATGACGGGCCTACCGGATTTCAACTATCCGGCCTTCGAGCACGCGCGGGACATACTGGAGGCGGCCGGTTACGGGGTTCTGAGCCCGACCGATAACGGCTTCGGCGCCCCGGTAGGCTCGCACTCGTGGCAGTGGTACATGCGCGAAGCCATCAAGCAAGTGGTCGCCGCCGACGCGATAGCCGTTCTGCCCGACGCCGCCTGCTCTCGCGGTGCCCTGCTCGAATGCACCATAGCCCGGGCGCTCGACATGGAGATCGCATCTGTCGACCAGTGGGTACGTCGCGCGTCTACCCGGACGGCGGAGGTGGGGGCGCCGTGAAGCCCGAAGCCCTCCTTTCCCGCGACGTGCAGTGGCGGCCCGTCGATGGGTGGCCGTACGAGGTGAGTAACGGTGGCCGCGTGCGCAACGTCAAGCGGCGGAAGGGGACGTTTGTGGGACGAGAGCCCCGCCAGTTCAAGTATAGTGGTTACCCCGTCATCACGATCTGCGACAAGCCGCGCACCAAGACCGTGAGGGTCCACCAGTTGGTCGCGGAAGCCTTTCTGGGCCCGCGTCCGGTCGGCCACGAGATCAACCACATAGACGGCAACCCTTCGAACAATCACGCCTCGAACCTCGAGTACGTGACGCATTCCGAGAACATCGCACACGCCTACGCGCTCGGGCTGATCCCGCGCCGCCCCATGAAGCTGACCGAGGATGATGTACGCGAGATTCGGCGGCGGCACTCTGAGGGCGAGAGCATGCGCGGCATATCGCGAGACTACCCTGTCTCCGGCCCAACGGTGCGAGCGATAGTCCGGCGTGAGAAATGGAAGGCTGTGGAATGAAGGAGGCACAGATCCAAATGGAAATCGTGCGCTTCCTCCGCACGGTGGGCTGCTCTGTCTACGACACTAGCCAAGGCTACCGGAAGGAGCGCGGCGGCACCCGGACCTCCGCAGGCATCCCTGACCTGATCGTGATCCACCCGAGCGCCTGGACGTTCGCGGAACTGAAGACGCCCAAGGGCAAGATGTCGACCGCGCAGACCGGGTTCCGGCTGGCATGTGAGGAGGCCGGTATCCCGTGGGCTCTGTGGCGCAGCGTGCACGACGCGTGGGAGTGGGCGAAGGCGGTTGGCATCGTGCGGGGGGCATCGTGAGCGCGCCAGTGGCGGGCAAGCCGTACCCCGAGCGGTGGCCGCTGCGCCTCACCGTGTATGGTGGGGTCGTGCACGCGGCGCGGGCAAGCATGTTCCAGCGCTCGCACGAGTTTCGCTCGGCGTGCGGCGGCTACTTCCACGAATGGCAGCTTCGCACGCTCGGGCGCGGGCTGATGCCGGAGCGCACGCGGGTGACATGCAAGGCATGCAGGGCGCGGCTGGCGAAGCCACTCAGCCATCTCGAGGCGCGCGCGTACCGGAGGAGCCCATGACCACCCTGAACTGGCTCGGCGTCGCGCTCTGGTTGTTCGGAGCAATCACCCTGTATGCGGCCCTGTCCCGGTGGCTCACCTGGTGGGGGCGGCGATGACCGGCTGGCTCCTGTTCGCTGCCTGCTACGCGGTCGCCCTGACCACTGCCCTCGTGTGGGCGGGCCGCTGGTTCCGCCGGCATGATGGTGAGTACCGGACTCCGGGTGAGCGGGGGCGGCGATGAGCATCGCTCGGACGATCGCCGGGTTGCCGGGGGACGCGTGCATTTCCGGTTTTGTGCTGGACGGCACCGGGTCGACTGTGGACGAGATCCGCGCTGCACTCGAGCGTGCCCCGGATTGTGAGCGGCCCGAGGGGCTTAGGGCTTTGGCCGGCCTCAAGCAGCTAGCCCCCGTACAGCTCTGTGTCGTGTATTTCTTGGTGCGCGACGGCGTCGTCGTGTACGTGGGCCAGACCAAGAGCTCGTGGCCGAGACGGGTGTGGCAGCACGCTCGCGATAGGGAGAAGCACTTCGACGACGTGTGGTACGTCGAGTGCAAGGACGCGGCCACGATGATGCAGATGGAGGCGCGCTACATCCGCGAGCTATGGCCGGAATACAACCGGATAGGAAAACGGTTGACGCGCGTGGATCGGGAGTTGTTGCGGCACGAGATTACGCGCGGACGGGGGGGCGAGCCGTGAGGATCGCGACCTTGATCGAGTCGTGGCGTGGCGAGGCGGCGTTGTACCGGCGTCGTGGGCTCCACACGACCGCAACGCTCGTCGAGAGCATGTCCGACGAGTTGGAGATCCATCTGCGCCAGGCCGCGCACGAGACGGTGTCGCTCACCGAGGGCGCGGAGCTGTCCGGCTACGACCCCGATTCGCTCGGCCGGATGATCCGGGAGGGCAAGCTCGAGAACGTCGGGAGGAAGAACGCTCCACGCATCCGGGTGCTCGACCTGCCACGGAAGCCGGGTTGCGTCGTGGAGGACGCGACGGTACCCGTGCTGCACGTCGAGAACAGGAGGGGCGCGAGTGGGCTGGAAACGAGTGTGGAGCGTGGGCGGGTACGGCTACAGCGTGGCGGTGATGCGTCATGACGAGAGCCCGAACCTGCATCTACGCTGGGGCCGCGACCAATGGTTGAGCCTCAAGCACTCGGACATGCCCGCGGCGAAGAAGGCCGCCAGGGACCGCTCGGCGACGCTACTCGCGGCTCGCGGCGCGGCGGGAGGCGCGAAGCTGCGACTGGGGGCGCTGCTGGAGGCGTACGAGCTCGCCGTGACGCCGTCCAAGAGCCCGGCCCAGCGTCGGGAGGATCGGCGTCGGATCGAGATGTGGACGCACGTGCTCGGCAAGGACTCGGACCCGCTCCGGCTGAAGGGCGACCAGCTCAAGGCGTTCGAGCGGGCGCGCCGGGCCGGCGACGTGAAGGTGCCCAAGCGGAAGCTCCGGGCCGTGCGCTCCAACGCGATACGCGCGGATCTCGCGTTCCTCAGGGCGGTGTTCAATTGGGCGGCCGGGATGGACTCGGGAGGCATACTGCCGCGCAACCCCATGCAGGGCTACAGGCTGCCCCGGGAGATCAACCCCCGCCGGCCGGTGGCGTTCTACGACGACTACCTCGCGGTCCAGCGGGTCGCGGGCGCCGTGCATCCGCTGTTTCCCGCGCTCATGCAGCTCCTGGAGTCGCTCGGGTGGCGGATCACGGCGGTATGTCGGCTTCAGCCGTCGGACCTGGACACCGAGCGCACGGAGATCCACCCGCACGGCCGGCTGCTGAAACGGTGGGAGACGGACAAGGTGGGCGTCGAGCGGTGGACCGTCCTGTCGGCCGATGCTCGGGCCGCGATGGACGAGGCGCTCGCTCTCACGGGCAAGGCGGGACGGGTGCCGCTGTTCGACCTGCCGAACGGCAAGCCGTGGAGCCGCTGGACTGCGCGCAAATACCTCGACGCGGCCTACGAGCTCGCCGAGGTGCCCGAGGGCCGGAGGGTCGGCCCGCACGCGTTCCGGAGAAAGTGGGTGACGGAGCGCAAGCACCTGCCGCCGGCCGACGTCGCCGAGCAAGGCGGGTGGCTGAGCGTGCGCACGCTCGACATCTACGCGCAGCCGGATCCGACGTCGCTACTCGCCGTCGCCGAGAGCCCCCACAAGCTCCATCGGTCGCCGAACGTGTAGTGGAACGTGTGCGCGATCAGCGCAGGACGACCATACGTAAGTCGTTGTGCTACAATGAGTGGGCGCTGAGGGACTCGAACCCCCGACCCCCTGCTTGTAAGGCAGGTCAGAGCGTCGCCCAATCCCGACGGATCGTCGGGAAACCCGCGCGCTACAACGACACCCCGCTGCCCTCCACGGTAGCGTCCCGGCCCCCTGTCCGGGCCGAATGTGTAGAGACACACGCGCGCGCGCGCCCCCTCACCCACGGGGACGGCCGATGAGCCTCACGGTCGGTTCACTTTTCACGGGTATCGGGGGGATGGATCTGGGGCTTGAGCGGGCCGGGCATCGGGTGGTGTGGCAGGTGGAGAAGGATGGGGCGTGCCGATCGGTGCTCCGGCGGAAGTGGCCCGGCGTGGATCTCTACGAGGACGTGCGCGATGTCGGAGCAAATGAACTTTCCGGGGCTGACCTCATCTGCGG